TCTGCTTTAGAAAATGCTGAGACTAAAGGTTATGATTCATATTTGATGGTAGAAGACAATCAAACAATATTTCTACTTTTTGGAGAAGCAAAATTTTACTTGGATGGATATAAAAAGTCGTTAGACTCTATATTTGATAATATTAACAAAACTCTTTCTGATTCTTACTTCAATCGGAATTTTATTGCGATGGAAAACCACTATGAACATATTGAGCCGAAGAGTAGAATTCGACAAATTATTGATCAATGGCGAGCTGACCCATTGATAAATATGGCAAAAGAAGCCAGTCGACACAATATGCACCTTGTATATCCGATGCTAGTTATCTTTGATGATAAAATGACTGTATACGATGATCTCATAATGGGTATAATATCATATATTCAAACCAAATATAGTGCTGTGCAACCTACACTAACAATCCCATATACAATCTTTTTCTTGTTTTTTCATGTGGATAATAGTCGTATTATTAAGACACAAGTTTTGCAATGGATAAATCAAAAGCAGCAGCTGATGCCGTAAAGCTTATTAACCAAGCTAAGGAAGATTCAAATTTGCAGCCTTTAATGATTAAGGCTGTTTGTTCTTTTTTCGACATTATGAAAGGAAAAGAGTTATCTCAGGCGGATAGACTCTTCTTGCATTATCTTGCTAACCAAGCAGGTCTCCCCCAGTATTATTATCCGATGCTGAATGTTGGAGAATACGTTGATGAAGAGGTTACTTTGCAGACCTTTTCAAATTATATCAATGAAAGCAGCTTGATAGTTGGCGAAGGTGTCATGTTGCATCGCTACCAGAAAGAACTCTTGGAAAGATTCAAGAGAGGGCAGAGAAATCGTATTTTTCTGAGTGCTTCAACATCTTTCGGAAAAACATTCTTGATATACGAGATTGTAAGGAAGATGGAATATACTAATGTTGCATTTATTTTCCCCACCCTTTCTCTCCTTTCTGAGAACTTGTTTAAGATTCATTTATCGCCTGAATATAAGTGGGTAAAGGATAACTATGTGATTCATACACTCAGTGATAAAGAGGAAATAAGCGGACGGAATCTTTTTATTTTTACTCCAGAACGATTCTTGTCTTTTTTGGATAAGAACAAAGAAATTCAATTGGATTTTGTATTTGTAGATGAGATATATAAGCTTGATAATGGTTTTATCATAGACGAGGTGTCTCAAGAGAATGAGCGAGATGTGGCGTACAGGATAGCTTTGCACGAATTGCTAAAGACCCCGCATGTTGATTCTTTACTTACAGGTCCATATATAGCACTTCCGACCAAAGATAAAAAAGATGCACAATTCTCATTTAAAACTTTCCTTGACTATTATGATTTTGCTATTGTCAACTACAATCACTACGAAATAGTGAATAAGGTGGAGGTCTTTGCAGAAACAGCATCAACCATTGAGATTGATAACACGTTTCACTTGACATTTACAAATAAGACTAAGAGTGCTCGCATTGTCCAACTTGTTACACAACTTTTGAATCGAGGAGAAAATGCTATAGTCTATTGCAGTACAAAAGCTTCGACGGAAAAATATGCTAAAATTTTAATTAGTAAAAATAATTACATCAAAGATTAAATCCGGCAAAACGAAAAGCGACACCTATCAAAAACGAAAAGCGATTTTCGGAGCAAAAACGAAAAGCGATGAAAATAATAAAGGCGATACTCGAAATAGTATCGCCTTTATTATTACATTGATGATGGGTTACACGTTCAAATCAAACTTTACATTCTCTTCCCCTGCCAATAATTGTTGCGTCTTTCCAATATTGTTTTCATAGATATGCACGTTCCCGAAGTTCAAGGTTATAGACTTTAAAGGCAGGTCTATCTGGCGTGCTATCAAATACAAATGATAAATATCAGCAGGAAGGCCCAGGTTGGCATCAGAACTTCGCTGGTAGGCTGATACGACAAGCTCCCCTTCTTCTATCTGAAATTGAACCAGACTAAGGCATGGGGCTTGGTTACTTTCCGCATCAGTCGCACCAAGAAACAGTACATAGTTCTTACTGTTGCGCTTCTCCTTGTTGATTCTGTCAAGTAACGGCGGTAGCTTTTCAAAATAGGTCGGGTAACTGTTTATAAGAATGTTCCCGCAATAGTCCCACCAAGTAATCCCTGCCTCCCTGTATTTTCCGATATCCCTTTCACCTTGCATAAACAGCCCCAATTCGTTTCTCAGCTTCTTACGGGCTATATTGTGCCCTTCGAATATCTCCAACAAATCCAAAGGAGTAAGATGTAACCGCTCGTTCAACAGATACGTGATACTGCCTTTCTTGTTCCGCTGCACCTTGCCACATTCAAGAATCCGGCTTAAAATGTCGTGATATTTATTCATTTTCTCCATCTTTTAAATAGTATTAAAACAGCATTCAAACAGGAATAAAACCCAACTTAAAAGTTGCCTATCTTGCTGAATTTCTTTATATTTGTATAGTGTTAAGCGGCTGTCTTATACAGCATGATGTCTGTGTAGGATGAGTTATAGTTCATGTGTGCGTTAAATTCCAGCCGCTGCGCTTCCTTGAAAGGATTTCCTATTGTTTTATGTCGGTCTATCCAGTCGCATAACTCAATAATGGAAGATTTGTTGGATGTGAAATAAACGTATTGTCTGTCGCATAGGATTGTCAGCACATCCAGATAATCGGACAGTTTCCAGTACATGTTATAAGTGCCTGTTTCGGTCGATAGATAAGGAGGGTCTACCAGGAATACCACGTTCGGGATGTCCTTGTACTTTTCAAACAACACCTTGTAGTCGCAGGAAATGGTTTCTATACCTGCCAGATAATCGTCACATGATGGGTAATCCGTCTTTCTGACATTGTTATAAAAGGTTTCCTTTTTCAGTTCTTCCAAGCTCAAACAGTATTTCATAGAGAACAACAGGGAAGCAGAGAGGGTGATATAATCGACAAAACCGCTTTTCTCCTCACACCAAAGGCGTACGATAATAGCCTGTTTTATTGCCTCAGGGATGCGTTTGTCGCGTGGACATCCTTTTACCATATCGCGTATTTCTGCCAGCAGCGCATTGGTGCGCCCTATATTTTCCAGCCGCTGCCTGTAATTATCAAAGTCGTTATATATAACTGTCGCCTTCGGTTTTTCATGTCTGGTTATATGTGATAACAGACCGGAACCACCGAACAAATCGACAAACACGGCATCATCCGGATATTGTTTCAGTACTTCTTTGAATTTTGCCGCAAACATCCTCTTTTGCCCGACAAAAGGGAGTGGTGCTGATAAATGTTCTTTCTTCATATTCATGCTCTTTTGATTGTCTGACAAAATTCGCTCAAATATCGAAGAAGAAAGAATTTGTAGGAAAAATCACACTGCACCGCTCTTGCAGTCTTTTGACATATATCGGATTACATCATATATCTTTCGTTCACTAATCCGATATTTATCAGATAGTACAGCCACAGCATAAGTCGTCTTATTCCCTTCCCGAACCATTCTCGTAAAATCACGAAAAAGGTCAACGTATCTGTAATCACCTATCTTAATTCCTGCATCAGAAAGACGATGAAGTAGTTCTTTATTGAAAGAAAGTATTTCGTAAATTGTCATAATCTCCAAAAATTAAAGTATATTTGCAGTGCCAATCTTATATACAGCGCTAATTGCGCAAACCGCATAACAATAAAAAAGCGTAGAAACGCGACAAGGGCATACGGCCCTCGGTCGTGCGTTTCTACGCAGGTTATTGTATATAAGATTGGCGTCTCTATACTTTAATTATGGCCGGGGGCTTTTTTTATTCCTTCCCCCGAAAGGATTCACATCTACATTTTAAGAGAACACGTACTTTGTTTTGTTTCCTCCAAATGTTTCTCTTTTAATAACAGTTTCAAAAGGTAGTTCGCCCATTTCCTTAATCTGGTCGAGAATGTTTTTCATCTCTTCCGATGCAGTTATGAACTTGCCTTTCTGACCATCCAGCTCATACTGGACCACATATCGACCTTCACCCTGTTTTGTCTTGATGTCGGTCTCAAAATCCACAATAGTTACTTTACAGTTCTGAAGGTTGCCCAAAGGTGTAAGATTCCCTTCAAAACGCTTTTTCCCGTCAGCCGGTTTATAGGTGACGCCTAAATCTTTAAATGACTTCATATTTGTTAGTTTAAAAAATAGATGTTTGCTATTACAATGTTTAGCCCATCCCCAGAACGATGCTAGAACAACGTATTTACGTTTTATGCTTTTAACTTTATGCAGTCTCCGGGCAACTTTTTGCTTTATATGCTTACGCACCAAAACATAATCGTGCCTGGTAACATAGCCTAAGAAGTCAATACCGCGGGCTTCCACCGGGAATATCTGCCAGTTCTGTTTGATGGTCAGGTGAAGTTTATTTTCTACCAGGGAACGTAATTTGTCGAAAATGTCATGCAGATACGCTTTATTCGGGCCAAGAACGACAATATCATCACAATACCGGAAATAATACTTTACGCCTAATTCCGCTTTCATGTAGTGATCCAACAGGCAAAGGTAAAAGTTACCGAGCAACTGGCTGGAGTGATAGCCAATCGCCAGACCGGGACCATAACTTCGGATAATACGGATAAGGGTTTGCATCAGTGTTTCGTCTTTGATTTTACGGCGAAGCAGTTCTATCAGGACATCCTGGTCGATGGAGTGGTAGAACTTCTTCAGGTCAAGTTTTAGGCAGTATTCTGTATTCGAACGGTCTTTTAATGCTTTTCGAAGCCTGTTCAAACCGTCATGAATACCACGCTTAGGCAGGCTGGCATACGTGTCGCGAATCATCATACCGCCTAAAACTTCCCTGTAAAGAACAGCCATTATCGCGTGAAGGGCAATACGGTCTTTAAATGGCAGGGACTGGATTTCACGAACCTTACCGTTTTCCACCACTTCAAATTCCCGGAAACCCTCCGGCGCGTACTCGCCTGACTTTATTTCATAGGCAAGGTCAGCCAGAATTTTATCCCGGTTCTTTTTGAATAGGCGAACGGTACGGGTACGCTTCTTGCCCCGCATTACCATGGAGAAAGCCTCTAGAAGGTTGCTTTCTTCCACAATCTTTTCTATCAAATAACCGTAACGCTTCATTTAATTGTCGCTTTCAGAAATCTATGTGCTTCGAGAATTAACCTACCACACAATATAACCCAATTTATTTTTTGCCAAGAGGCAAGGTGCATTCCTCTACGGATCAGATAAGGGAACACGTCCCAGCCAAGAGCCGTAATATAATTTTCTTTTCCTGAATATGAGACGCGAACCGTAGTTCGAATTCGTGTTCGAGGCATCGTTATTCGCATTCGCATACGCTACACCGCCATTCGTATTCGAGTCGTTATAGGAGCGCGCCAAAACAAGGGCCGGAGGAAATCTACCTGTATCTTAACATTACATTTACATTTTTACGTTTACATTACAAATGTACTCCGTTTTTCGGGGATTCCCTGATTTTCACAAGGAATATAGAGAAATGCCACGAAAATTTTCAAAATTCGACCGGCTTACGCCGGTATTTGTATCAAAGCACTGACAGTGCTTTGAACGCATTTACGCTCTCCGCTTCGCGGATGACGCCCCTGAAAGCGAGACGCGAACCGTAGTACGAATACGTGTCCGAGGCATCGTAATCCGCACTCGCAAACGCCACACCGCCAACCGTATACGAGTCGTAAGAGGAGCGCGCCAAAACAAGGGAATTACTGGAAGATTGATAATAATAATCTGAGTAGTGCGTGGTCTCACTGCCTCCAATTTGCGTCGGAACCATGTCGAAAAACGGCCCATTTTCTGCTGCGACATTCGTTATCCAACCATCAGAAGTTCCTGCGTTCACATTTCGAGTAGAACCGTCCGGATCTGTGATTTTCCATACACGATTATTAATTTCAACACCTTTCACCCATTCATAAATGCCACCGAATACACCTTCCAGACCAAGACCGCAAACATATTTTGAAGTCTCATTTTGTGTATCCGCATTTCCTGTTGAATTACTTGTCCCAGTTGTGGTTGCAGAGCTTCCACTTACTGCACCTCCTACGCCCAAAACAGCCTGTAAATTTCTATTGCCATATTTGGCGTATAACATAAAGGCAATGACACAATGCTGTTGAAAGTCAATACGCTGGTAACCCTGTCCACGGGCTGTTGCATATCCGTCAAAATCGTTAGTTGATTTACTTACTGTAGGATGTACTCCACTACGGCTATACAGCTTATTAGAAGTCATATAACCTTTATAAGCACCTACAAGGCTTCGCGGAACATGTTTAAACGTTCCATCCACATTATATTCTGCGAAACGATAACGGAATTTATTACTGTCCACAGATTCCCACTTGTAATAGAACTCAGGGAAGTCAACCATTACATCGCCTTCTGTACCGTCCAGTTTGGCAGCTGTACCGTCCTCGTAAAAATTACTATTGTCATCCCGAAGATAAGCGATTGAAACCTCGCCTTCCGCCGTTTTTTTACACAAACAGCGACGGAACTTTGACAGGATCGTCTTTATTACGCCCGAATTGATTTCACCTGTTATATTCTGTGGATCACTCTTTGATTTGTCAAAAACAATAGCCGCATCCTTGATTTTTGCATACACGAAAGACACGTTCCGACTGGCCTGATTTGCTGTAAACGACTGGTCCGTGGGTTTGGTATATCCGGTAAAGCTATCGACTGAAACGGTATAACCTGTACCGGTTGGCACCTTAACAACAACCTGCGATCCCTTACCACTGCCCAGGACTTCACTACCGGATGTTTTTTTTACTGTTACGGTACGTCCGGAGCAATCAGAACTGTCATCCGCGCTGACGTTTACCGTCACTTTCTCACAGGAGTAGTTGAACACCACCTGACGCTCGTTCCCACCAACGGCAGTAAAACTCTGCTTTTGGGGAGACGTATATCCGTTTACCAGCCCAGCTGATATTTCGTATATCATTCCAACTGGTACTTTCACTTCTAGCGCTGTGCCATTCCATGTCAGTTCTTGTGTCTGATCAGAATACTTCACCGTGATATTTGTCCCATTTAATGCCACATCGCCATCGCCTTGATTACTTGACAGCGTAATAACAGCCCTTTCCTGATATGCAGATATTCCACCGCTTCCGGCAATACGCCAGTCTGCCTTGCTTCCCTTTATGTCATAAAGCTGATAAAACACATAGTCTTCCTCGTCTTCTTCATAAACGCGGCATTGCTGACCGATAGCAAAAGCACGCGGTTCCTCGCTGTCTTCCGGCGTATAAGTCAACGTGTCTTCTGTCGGGGTGGAATCCAATGTCGGAGTTTCAGCATATTTGCCGGACATCGACGCCACAAGGCTTTCTACTTTCTTTATCTTTTCGTCAAACGTGCCGAGTGATTCGTAAAATTCCTTTTCTGTACCCTTATAGCCACCCATTTGTGCCGCCTGCCATGCCGATAAACCGTAAGTCGGGAGATCGGAATAACAATGCTGGCCGTCGGATAGTTTGGTTATGATTTTGCCGTCATCACGGCGTTCAAACAGCCAAACGTTTTCTACCGGAACCGTTTTATCCGCTTCCCACTCGGCCGTTGTTTTTACAATTTGCTGATAGACGTAAACGCCTGTTCCTGATTCGTTACTCATTTCAAATACCCTTCTTTAATGATTATACTTGCTTTTGTAAAATTCGTTTGACCGGTCAAATAAACCGCCCCGCTGTGTGAACCGCCACCACCCGAACCTTCGCCGGTACGTTTCCACACGGCTTTGCCTTTGGTGTTATCGTGGCATTTCCAGAACGTTTTATTACCATATTCATCCACCGTCCAGACCTCCACACCGATGTCATAGCCGTCATCGTTCACTGTAGGGATATGATCTAAGTAAGACGGCATTTTCTTTTCCAAGGCGGTAATGCGTTTCCCGGCTTCCACATCAGCCTGTTTCAACAGTTCGATGGCATCCGATAGGGTTTTGTCCGCTTTCTTCAGATCTTCCAGTTGTTTTAATATATTGGTGAGCCATACCGCATTGACTTTATCGAAAAAGGTTGACGCTCCAGTCTCCTGTATTTCTATACAATCCCCATCCTCTGGTTTTACTTGTACGACTTTGGCGAAATACTTCACCGCGATATCGCGTACCACATCGTCGGCGTATTCTCTCTGGATATGTTCCTCCGCCTTCACCAGATACACCGGGAACACTTCCACCGTTTCCACCGCCTGGAGCGGAAGCACCATGCCGCCGATACTTACCAGCCCGGCGGCTATACTGTTTTCTTTTACCTGGCAGCCGCATATCACGCAGTTGCCATATTGCGAAAAGAAGCCGTCGGCAACGGCCAGACCTTCCCCTTGAAGCTCCAGCAGGTCGTTGCCCGACCACTTCCTTACGCCTGGTTCCTGTACATGTCGTTTCATTTCTTCATTATTATTTTATAGGTCCTATCTGCAATCTTATATCTTTCTATTTCAGCTCGTACAAGGTTCAGATCCACACCAGCCGGCACATAAACGATAAAGTCCACGTCCTGGAAACTCTGACCGCCTTCACCCTCCAGGGCGATTTCCTGCATAGGTTCGAACAACACCCAGTGCGCCGGTTCCGAGTTTAGCCCGATGGCAAGAAACTGGTCCTCGTAGCTCTTTATCAGGATGCCGCCGCCGAACGTTTTATTCAGGTGCCCTTCCAGCGAACGATGCTGGCTCGTTACGTGAACCTTGTACCGGTAATAATCACGCCAGGTGGAAAAGGCATCCCAAACGCTTTCCAGGTCAGCCAATGCCCAAAGCCACCTGAGGCGGTTTTGCTGCCTGCGGTGCGGGGCAACGTACTGGCGGATAATTTCCTTGAAGTTCAGAATAATGTTCATAAGCTAAATATCATTAATGGATACCATTTCCAGTTTACTATCCTCCGTATAGTTGAAATATCCTGCATGTAAGGTCGCCATCGTGTCTATAGGAATAAAATCTTCATCTTCCGTACCCTTGCGGGAAAGGGCGACCATTTTTGCCGTTACAACGCCTGTTACTGCTGTTACTGCTTCCAACATCTTGTGCGAATATATCACACCACCGAACTTCTGCGCCGTCTTGAACTCCTCCAGCGAAGCCAGTACTGCTTCCTGCACACTGTCCACCGGATTGGCGGGGTTATAATAAACTTTTATGTCGTACCTGACTTCGTCGGCATCTGTCGAAATAACCTCAGATTTCGTACCGGCAAACTTGATGGCGTCAATGTAGTTTTTGAAGTTCAGAAGCTGGTTACTCGTTAGCGGCACAATTTTACCTTCTTCATCTTCGGTTGCAACGCGGAACATAATTGTATTATCCTCAGCCACATTCACAGAGGCAATCTTAATAACGCGTGCGGTTTCATCCACCATCGGATATTCCAAAAGTCCGGTCACGGTATCAAAAACCAGCTCGTGGCCCATTTGGAACTCATAACATTTGTCGTTATACCAGGTAACGGTTCCGGCCACTTCTTTTTCTGCGTCTTCGTCCATTTCCTTTTTGAACGTGTCCAACACAATTTCAAAAAGATAAATTCCATAGGCCATACAATGTACCCAGAGCCGCCATTCCGAGGCAGCAGAGGTGGAAAGAGTGAAGGAAACCTTCAGCCTTTCCGTGATGCTTTTTTCTATTTGCTCAATCGTTCTTGCCATTGCGATTCCATATAAGTGGTTATACTTCGGTCTATTTTCTTAACAACCGTCTTTCTGACAAGGCGGCTTTCGTCATCAATCTGTACGGTAGTTCCGGGAGCCAGTTTTATATCAGGATAAAACGAGCCAAGTTCACGACCTGACTTTACAACCGCTGACGGATCATTTTTCAAGTCTGGATTGTTGAAGATAATTTCACTTATAGCTTCTGCCGTTCCATATTGTTGCAAGGCTATATCCAGCAGCAGCTGGTCGTTTTCAACTTCAATCGTTTTCATATTGAGCCTCCACATTTAAGTCATTTGAGTAAGTAGCAAATGCCACCTTTGACACTTTCATACCGTCGGCCGTAAACTCCTTGCGCGTGGCTCTGAGCAAGCCTTCTGGGTCGTTGTCCATCATATAATTTACAGCTCCGACACCGGCTTCCGCCTTCTGCCGTATATGGCCCTTGTCCGAATACAGCAGGTCGCGCTGGTGCTGGTAGGTACTTTCCGCTATCAGCAAATCTCCGGTCGTAAAATCCAGGTCACCGTCAGGCTGTTGTTTATAATCTTTCATAGGCTTTATGATATAGTATTGCCAAAAGTACCGGTCACAGGCCCCATCGAAGTTGTCAGGCCGGCTGTATAAGTAATTGTCGCGCTTTTGATGGCGTTCATAACAGCATCCGCTAGCTTATCCGCCACCTTGTCGATAGCCCCTTCTCGGTCGTCGTCCTGCTGGTCCATCACCTGGGTAAAGGCTTCCTTTATCTCTGATTTAATTGTCGCTTTTACTAATGCCATAATTTATCCCTCCATATAATTAGGCAAATCCGCCTTAATCTGTTGAAATGTCGCCATATTAATAGGTACGCCGGACGGACCTACAGCCGTGGGGACTGTCAGGGCACAAATCCCGTCCAGCATTTGTTCCAGCGTTTTCTTTAGTCCTGAGCCACCACGGGTGATAGTCACACCGCCTGTAGATGTTTTAACGGTCGTCGAGTCGGCGGTAATGGTGAGTGCGTCTGCTTCATGAAGAGCCTTCACCTTGTCATTCGTTACCTCCAGTTTTTCCGCATCCACATGGACGGTTATCTTTTTACCTTTCTTGATGTCGATGTTTTCGGTATCGATGATTACTTCCAAATCGGTATCGGTAAATATCATCTTGTCTATCTCGGTGAATTGGCACACGAACAGTTCATTGCTTTTCCCGATCCGGCAAACAAGTACCGTGCTATCCAGCCGAGGAATGAAAGCGAAGCCCTGCAAGTCGGGGTTCACCAGACCGCGAAGGCGCACATCGAAATAGTCCACCAGGTCATCACGTTTAATGGTACAGGTAAATTCTTCCTCGTTCACTTCGGTAACAGTCCCCTGGAACACCTGGTCGCCGCCATCGCCGAACCGTTGCTGAAACTTTCGGCGTAATTCTTCCATTTCCTTACTCATGCCTTGATACCTATTTCAACGGTGCGACGCCCTCCACCTGTCCCGAAAGACGTTTCCACACTTTCGATAAAGTAGTCGCCACTCCGTTCGTTATACACTTTGTCTTCGATGCTCGCCACCATGCCCGGAAGGGCGTAGGGAAGCAGGAAGGTTGTTATCTTGCCCCGGTAGCCGTCGAACGAATACCGTTTCAGTTCTTCCTGGGCAAGTGTTTTCAGTTCCGCCGCGTCTTTCACGTCGTAATAGTAAAAGGTGCGCGTTTCACCGCCGTCTTCGCCTAATTCGCCTTCTATTTTCGTGCCGTCCTTGTAATAGCATACAGCCTTTACTTTCAGTTTCACGTCCTCGGCCAACTGGTATTTCAATTCGTCGTCGCTGATCACGTTTTCACGGAGCAGGTATTTCACCGTTTCGCCTTTCACGTCGTTAGCCTTACCGACATGGAGTTTCCCGTTTATGTCGAACCATGCCACAAGGCCATATTCCTTTTTCAGATAACCCAGAACCCAGCTGCCTGGCTTGTTATTTACAACGAAGTTCTTCAGCGTCAGGCCCACCACTTCGCCCATTTGGATTCCCGTTAGAATGGTGTTCAAACAGTCTTTAAGCGTTGTTTCCTTTTTCGAGAATACGCAGTTCAGGGAGCGCAGGCGATAATATTCGTCCTCGCATTCAATCTCAAGCGGGACTTTGTAATTAAGCCGTTTCACGTAACCGACAAATTCGGTGTTCAGGATTCCGTCGTACCCCAACTTGATTTCTACCTTGTCACCAATCTTGATAGCCTGTGCTGTCTCGATATGCGTCGGCGGTTCCCCGGAATGTTTCAGCACAGCCGTCACCGGGACCTTGATTGTAGCGGTCGCCATCAGGTCGTACAGGCTTCGTTTTATCTTTACGTCGTGCACCGACTTAAAAGAAACCGAACCGATTTTTATTTCACAACACAAAGCAAACATATCATTCCAGTATTAATTCAAAACTCCGGTCTGTTACCAGTTCCATCGTGAACACCTGCGCCGTCTCACAGCCTTTCATTTCGGCAAAGTCGATGCTTTTTATCACGACCTTATCCTCTTCGTCAAGGAATATATCAGTCAGGGCGCATTTGAGCGTAACCGATTCGTTGATGTTATACAAATCATTCAGGGAGTTGATCTGCTGGTCGGGAAAATCCACATCCAGGCAGACACCAGCGATGCGTATTTCGTAATCATCGACCGAAATCAACTCCTTGACCGTACCCTTGCGGCCGACCATTGCCGTTTCCACGATGCTTTTCTTTCCACGGATGGAAATGACAGCGTTCGGTATCTCGTACTCCGTCCCTTTATGCTCCAGCACGATTGGCATAAAATACCAGCGTCCCTGTGCGTCCTTCTTCCGGAGCGTGGAACCAAAGTCGGAACTGGTCTTTTCCGAAGCCTGTTCGCCGGGGTATTCGTAGCCGTCCGCCTTATATTTGCTAGGCGTGTCAGGAATAAAACCACCCGGATAAGGCAGCCCCTTATAACCGATCACGTTGAGCAGCATATCGCCCAGGTTGAACTGGCTAACCCGTTTAAACGTCTGGGCCACTTCTTTAACTGTGTATTTCGTTGCCATATCTTAACCTTCGCTTAATTCTTCCAATATTCCCAAAATTTCGGCGCGGATTGTTTCACCGCCTTTCTGGTCGGTATTGGCGACATGGATAACCACTTCATCGCATACCTTACCAATCTGATATGTCCTACCGTTGTTATTATAATTCCGACTATTGTCAGCGGTGAACGTGTTATTCGTTTCCCGGATATTCTCTACGTTATATGCGTCGGAGATATTCGGGACCGGTATTTCATCCGCCACAGCCGGACTTGCCGCCATCGCCAACGGAACCGCTACAGTTGCCGCCACTTTACGCATGGATTCAGGAAGCAATGACACTTCACGGGGTTTTAGCTTTTGGGTAATGGCGGAATAAGCGGACGATTCACTGAGGTTGCTCGGCGTTTCGTTCAGGTCAAGCACCTTGCTTTTGCCGCTTGCCTTCTTCCCGGTCTCCAACGAAGCCAACAGCTTGTCAAAGTTCGGGCTTGCCATCGGGGTGGAAGTCGGTTGCAATGGGGTGGTTTCTGTCGGTTGTACCACGATCTGAGTTTGTTTATCCTCCCTGGATGCCGCCCAACTGTCCCGGCCAGCCTGTCTGCCTTTTTCCCAAGCGGTGGAATAATCGCCATTTTGGATTGTGCGGGTAATTATAGAAACCGGATTGGACGTTACAACGCCCTGGCTGATTTCTTTGAACCCCTGTTTGGCGGCTTCGGCCGCTTCGGAGAAATTCCCTTTTACCAACTGAACGATTGCCGTACCCACGCTGCCGATACCGGAAAGAATCTTTTGAAACGGGGCGACGATACTGTTGAACAGGGTCCGCCCGAACTCTTTTATCACCTCCCAAACACCGAGCACTACCATACGGAAGCCCTCGAATTTCTGCCAGCAAAGCGTAACAACACCAATCACGACTCCGATACCGGCTGCAATCCAACCAAGCGGCGAGGCCATAAACGCTGCGTTTAATGCTAACTGTGCAGCGGTCAATCCCCCCGTTACTGCTGTTTGAGTTATATCCAACACCTTTTTTATTCCACCAATTACGACAGCCCTTTGTGTCCAGGCATAGTTTACGGCCATCGCTGCCGTCAGGATTCCAAGTGTAGTCGTCAGCCCGATAATAACCGGGTTGCCTTGCTGAATCAATGCGTACCAGCCGGAGAAGAAACCGATAACTGTATCCATCACGACTGAAACGCCGTCCAATACGCCACCGGCAACAGTCAGCCCCGCGCTAATCACTGGCAATATGATTTCGCCAACCTGCAAACCGATATTCTTAAACTGGTTCCACACTTCGGTCGCCTGTTGCACAGCATTTCGGGAATAACCAAGTGCGGCGGTGGTTTCTCCGGTAGAGTTTGCCACGTCGTTCATGGATTCCCGTAGCTTTTCAGTGTCGGACATCAATACAGAAAAAGCGGATTTGGCTTCTTTATCTACCAGCCCGAACTGTTCCAGTAAGGAAGATTTCTGTTCGTCATTCAGCCCTCCCAATACGTTCTGCAGGTCGGTAAATATATCAACTACACTCCGGATCTTACCCGTATCGTCAAATACATCCACTCCGGCGGCAGAAAGCTTCTTCCGGACATCCACACGCCCCAATACAGAGAAAGCATTCTCCATCAATGTAGCAGCGCGTTCGGCCGACTGGCCTTTACCGGTCATATAGGCAAACGTACCGGCCACCTCTTTGTAAGTGATACCCAAATTGTCGGCACCGGCAATCAGGTTCGGCATATAGCGGGCGAAATCGGCGAACTCGCCGGCTCCCACACGCTTAGCAGCGAAGAAGGTATCCAGCACTTCCTGCGCCGTTGTATTTTCTTTACCCACAATGGAAAGCGTCTGAGCTAACGCCGCGGATACAGTATCCAGGTCAGTAAATCCCGCCTTGCTGCCTTTCAGAGCAGCATCCAATATGGAAAGGGACAATTCAACGTCATTCACCTGTGAGTTAATTGCCTCGAAGCCGACCGGTACGACCTGGATGTCTGTTTTGTTGTCGGCAGCGATTTGCTTCAATCGCTTTTTCAGATCGTCCAGCCCGGCTTCGTCCAACTGGGCGGTGATATTCACCTTCGCCATGTTTTCGTCAAAGGTCATGCCGGCACTTCCCGCAAAGGTGGCGGCGGTTATTCCCGCAACTAATGGATTTTTCAGAAGGTTTGCCCCTGGTATCGCGTCGAAGGCTTCCGATGCCCATTTTTTAAACTTACCTCCACCGGCAGCTGTCTCCAACTCGTTCAGTTCGTTTGTAAGTCGGGAAATCTCACGGTTATACTCTTTTATGGCCGGAAGATTGTCAGCCGGTATCCATTCCTTCTCAGCCTGTAAAGCGTCTATCCGGGCTTTCAGTGAGCCGATGGTCTTTCCTGTGTCCTGGAATACGTCTTCCGCCGACCTGACTTTTTCCTGTACGCCGGAAAGGGCCAACCTCGTTTTATCCGAGGTGGCCGTTATCCCTGCCAGTTTAGCGCTGATCTGGTCACGGAGCGAAAAGATGTATTCTATCTTGTTTGCCATAAATCACCCATGCTTTTAATAAAATCGTATTTTACCCATTCGGCCAAAGCAACCTGCAAACCCCATTCTTCGTCGCCTAGCGTTTCCGGGTCGATATGCAGGTAGGCCCGAATCAAACTGTCTGCAAGCAGCAACCAGCCGGGCCTGTCGGCGATACCCGTCCGGCTTATAACTTTTTTAGCTCGGCTTCTTTCACTTCCACCAGTTCGCCCAGCTTTGCCGATACGCCGAGGAATAGCGAATCGTCTGTCTTGATTTCTTCGTCACCGTCAAGCCAGCAATTATTCAACAGAATCTCGTTATACTTCATCGGGTCATTTTTCCCTACCACAGCAGCGGCACTAAGAGCCTGACGACTGGGGCGTTTCAGGTAAGCAACCTTATCACCAACGACAACACAAAACACGTCTCCGTACTTCTTTTTCCATGCTTCGATTTGTTCCTGGACTACGTTTTTTTCTGGCATAATTGTATTTTTTATGTCTTGTTTATCCATCGTATTATTATTTTAAATTGTTATACCACATTATATTCTACATCACAGGCAATAAAAGGCAACGCGTGTTCTGAATACAGGTCGCCTTCCTTAATGCTGTTCGGAGCTTCCGTAATGGAAGCATTTATAACCTTGTCTGTCTGTACTACTCCCGTTTCCGAAATATAGGAAACAATGACATCAAATTCCAGGTCGGTTACATCATCGTAGCCTTTCGCTTTTGCGGCCGCATGCATAGCAACCAGTTCAGACTGTAAAACAGTAATCGTTCCCTCGTATTCTTTCTTGCCCATCTGTATGCCACGTGCCTTTTTACCTGTTGCATACAAGGCTTCTTTTGCCCGTTTGGATTTGTACTCAATGGCACGCAGCCCGGCTACAGGTTTGCCGAGCAATACCACATTTACGTCAATCCACGCATATTCTTTTGAATTAAAACTTGCCATTACTCACTTGTTTTATTAAAAGGATTATCAAATGACAGATCAACATTGATTTCTTTGAGCAAAGCGGTAGGTACAACCTTCGCCTGCACTTTTAGCGCATTCGTTGAAATCAAGTCCTGATTAGGGTCTATGTAGGCAGTAAATCCTGAGATTTCACCTTCCATATTCGTATTTACGGCACGAATCAACAACTGTTCGTAATACTTACATATTGGCTGCGGTAGCTTGCCGGTTTCCGGATCAACAGCCACACTGTCCAGTATTTCGTCAATGTAGGTCTTATAACATATTACCAAGGCCTTCTGGATTACACGGGTTAAGCTTAAACGATGATAATCGTTGGTTGTTGCAACGGCTGTCGGATCATCGTTGAGATAGTAACCGTTCTTTCCTATATAGGTACGGTAAAAGATATAACCTGCATCATGTAGTGCGTTCCAAAGACTGTAACTTTCCTCAGGCTTCTTTCCGTTTGTCAGATAACCGTCCGCAACCAGGCTACCGTCACGGACACGGGCCAGCGAAATATTTACTGCACAAGTGGCAAGACGCCCCAAAACTTTGCCGATAGCCGCCGAGTAATATTCACTTGCTCCACATTTACCGTCTGAGGCCATCACAACAGACACGCTGTCCTGGCTTCCCTCTCGTGGTTGGTATAAGCTGTCGGTTGTACCATTCCAGGCAAGGGCCGGAAGCAAGACTACAAACGGGGCAATCTGTTTCAAATAAGATTCCACAACCTGTTGAGCGGCTGTTACGGCTGTAACCACGTCCTGATCAATACCGCTTGTTACGGTTGGCTCGTACTCGGCATCCGGATTACGGTTTATACCCACCAGTCGGATACGTCCGGCCGCAGAATCAATCAGCGTTTTTAGCGGAGATCCGGCTTCCATTGAGCATATTTCAGTCAGCGTCTTTGCCGCGTCAACTACCAACAGATGCAGTTCTGCGCCATCACCGGCCGATTCATAAAAACCCAGAACCTCTTTATATGCCAACGGATTATTTTCTGCCGTCAGTCCCAATTTCTTCAAATCTGCTGTAGAGGCAATCACATAGACCTTATTAAGCTCCAGTGTAGACGAAACTGCCGTACCCGTCAAAATCAATCCGGCAATACCGTCGTCCGAAAGGGTTACAGCCCCGATATTGCCATTACCCAGCGTTATATTTACATTTGGTAAACTCATATTAATTACGTTTTAATAGTTTTTGAACAGCTTTCAAACCCAACCAAAGAGCCAGGATAGAAAGTGATATTTTCCCGATCCGCATCCACGTTTCCTGCCACCAAGTAAGGCGGTTCACTTCAACCTCGACGGGTTGGGGCACATAGATGATGGAATCTTTAGCAGGCAGGTAGACCGTATCGTGTACGGTCTCCAAGTCATAATCCAACCGCCCATTCTCGAACGTCAGGTGGCTGTTCATGCCTTGCGATTTCAGTTCATCGTATGCTTTCAGGATAACCTGGTTATTGCTGTCACACTCGAACAGTGCGGTCAGAAGCGCCGAATCAGCAGGCAGATAAACAGGAACCAGCCGTTCAGTAACAAGATTACCGGGTAGGTTCACGGGAGCGCGGCTCGCATTCTTCGGCCCTCTGCAGCTCAATACGCACAGGGCAAGCAGCAACATGAGGACAGTTATTGACTTTCTCAACAGCCCGGCGAAGTCGGGCCAGTTCCTTACGTATCGCATTAATCTCTTTTTTTAGCGGTTCGACAACCTGTTCCATCAGGATGGACATCCCGTTTTTAACATTTTCCAGTTCGTCGCCCCGTGTCTCCGCCTTAGATGCTTCCACCTGCGCCCTTAATCCTTCGACCTCCGCTTCATACTTTTTGCGCAGCAGTTTAGCTGTAAGCCACGAGCTGAACGGTGCGGTAACGATTGCGGCGATTATGGATATTATTTCTGGTATTTCCATCCTGATTTCACAGAGTTACATTATTTGTTCAATAATTCCCAACCGGCTTCAACGTCCTTCATGACGGCCGGGATACCATTTTCAACCTGGCTTATCGCAGCGGCAAAGGCGCACATCGTACCTTTATCGGCCACATCCGGAACAAACGTCGTAGGAACTTCCATTTCTTTGCAAACACGTGTAATATAGCCCGAAGTATTGTTTTCGCTTCGTGGAGCCCATCGGTTGATAAAGTCCGCTATTGTTTTACAACCGTGCTTATAACGATAATTCTGCAATAGCTTTATCAAAGCACGATAACCGTGTGCCATATCTGTAAATTCTTCAAACGTGTTGTCCCTCTTTGCCATAGTAGGCACTTCTCCCTTCCAGTCGGTAGCATCCGAATTACGGATGTTACCGGGATTATTATTTCTGATACCTCGTGGTGTGCCCATAATTATTCGCTTTTATATTCTGACATAATAGCTCCCATCGCGTCTTTCTTTTTAGGAAGCACGATAAAGTAATGACGGAAATTCACAAGACTTCTTTGGTTAAGCGGGTCTGTTTTTGCCTCCGAGTAATACATCTTTGTGCTGCCGGCTGCCTTAAACACGCGTTTGGTATAGAAGGCAACGGAAGCCTGATATTCATTAGCACTTGCTGCCGTTCCGAATGCAACCTTTGTTCCGGCTGTCTTGTAAACTGGGTTGTCCGAATACTCGTACACCTCGAATCCGTACAGGTTGGCAATTTTACCGGTAGTATAATTATAATACTGGTCTTTAAACTTCTGGTCCGTCAGAAGCAAATCGTTAACGTGATCGCTACACAAAACAAGACGCCTTCCCTGTACGGGAATCTTCATTTTATCAAATTTATCCTTAAGCGCGATAATGTCTGAGATTTGCAAACGCTTTCGTCCGGTAGCACCACCACCAACAACCTCACCGGATGTTTTCAAAACAGGGGTTTTGGCACTGTCGCTGTCTGGGGCCAGCGCATGGATAGCCTTGGCAAATTTCTTTTCCTTTATCGCGTCTGCGTGGCGTTCCTTCAGGCTCGACATCTTGTCGTAGGAAGAAGCGTATAGTTCATCGTCCGTTACCGGTGTCGGTTTGGTTTGAAACTTATCCAGGGAGAACACCGCATCGGTATCAGTAATATCCTGCACAGCCAAAGGATAGGTCGTGTTATTGACTAATACTTCCGGATCACCACCGACATCAATCATGTGAATTACGTCATTCTCCGCATATTGGGAGTAGTCTGGCAGTCCATCAAGAAAGGTTGCCACGTCTCCGGCACGAAGTGTTTTGATTAATTCGCCAGTCCATACCTCGGTCAGCACCCCTTCGCAAAGTGCTCCGGAAGGCAAGAAAGGACCAGCCACTAATGATACGCTGACAGCGGTAGCGGCTCCGGCCATAACCGGAACGCCCATCACGGCGGCAACCATAACGCCCATCACCGCATTAAACAGCAGGGCAGTAATAGCTTTGATTCCTTTTGATTCCATTTGTTTTTGATTTGTTTGATTGATTAATTAATAATTAGGACAGTCCACACCATATTCAGCCTTATACAGCTTCATATAAGTGGCCTTGTCGTTTGTTCTCAGTTCCATAATCTTGTCGGCCGGGACGTCTGAAAGTTTCTTCCACTCACCGGAAGCGGAATTTCTTCCGGATAGTCGGATCACGTCAGTTGGTTTCTGCGCCGGTGTCATAGCTTCGAAGGTCATCTTCAAAGTTTCAAGGCCGACCTTTTTGCCAAGCTCGACAAAATGGTTCTTTTTCTCGGCCGTGATACGACGTTCGTTAATGGCATTTTCTACCGCGGTGGTGATACCGGCCAGCCTAATTTCTTCCTTTTCCTTTCTCAACTGTTCGTTGGCAGTTTTATAGCCCAACAGCACTTCGATTGTAGAAAGGATTTCTTTTTCCGTTGCCGTTTCCGGCAGCCCAAGTTTCAGGGCAATTGCTTTAAAATCCATCTTTTCGTCTGATTTTTGATTATTAATAAGCAGCGGGAGACTTTCGGATTCTTCGCCGGCTGCCAGTTTCAATTCTTTTCCGTCAGCGTTCAATATAAGTGGTAGGGCATTGTCATTCCCGCCGATGTCCACCATACTGACCTCGGTCAGCTTGCTGCGGGTGACGGTCGCACGATACTGTCCGGGCTTGATAAGCTCCGGAGCGTCGCTGTATTCCAGTACATCCACATTAGCAGAAGCCATACGCAGTGTGCCCTTTTCCCACTGCGCCTTCGCCTGTTTGGATTCCTCGCGCACTTCGTCAAACCAGGGCTCTCCCGTCACCCGTCCTTCCTCTTTCTTCACATCTTTGATGCAGCCGATTATCACACCACGCCAGTGCATCCAGAGCAGTACCGGATTTCTCTCATATTGGGAAATATCCATTCCCGCCGTGCTGATCCACGTGCCGTAGCAGTTTACCGACTCATCACTTATTACTATTCTTTTTGCCATTCGTTTGTTTGTTGATATGCTGCAAACATATTATCGTAAATGCACCCGTCAAAATAAGAGCGCAACGGTTACACACTTGTATGTAATGGTTACACACTTCTATGTAACGAATACACTCTTAATTGCCGAAGCACGATTTCCTTTACAATTTTGCTGAAAAGCTAATATCAATTTTATGGCAACATCAAAGAAAGAACTTGAAAAAACAAAGGAGCTGGCAAGGCTCTATTACTTGAACGGAGATACACAAAAACTGGTTGCCGAGAAGGTCGGAGTTTCCCGCGTAACAGTAAACAAGTGGGTTAATGATGGTGGCTGGGATGCGCTACGCACCGCCAAGTCCATCACTCGTAAGGAGCTTGTGGCGAAAATTATGAGAAAGGCTGACGAAAGGCTGGAGAGTGGGGATATGACAGCCGACGAAATGGCAAAGCTGGCAGCCAGCATTGAAAAAATAGATAAACGTACCAATGCCACAACCATTATAGAGGTACTCACTTCCTATAATAACTGGCTGGTAGCTCGCACCCAGATAGACAAGGAACTGACAGTGGACTTCTTGAAAATGACCAACCGCTACCAGGATATATTTATTGCGGAACAGGTTTCGGCCGAAAATCCGGGGCTATAATATATAAATGTATATGGCGACACAGATAAGTCAGAAAGAAGCGTTGAAAAGGTGGAAGCAGCTTTGCGAGACCATCCAGAACTTTTCCACCGTCAACACAGCCGAAACAAAGGCCGAGCAGATGGAACGCATCAGCCGCGCCCGGAAAGATTACGCCTATTTCGTAGAATATTACTTTCCGCATTATTGTACCGACAGCGAAACTGGCAAAGTTATCCCTTCCGCAAAGCACCATATTGAGGCGGCGAAAAAGATACTGAAACGCCGGACATTGAAGGCTGTTTTCAAATGGGCACGTGGCCAGGCTAAATCTACCCACATGGACGTCATGATTCCGATGTGGCTCATGGCACAGAAGCGGCGTGAAATAAACGTTATGGTATTGGTGGGCAAGTCAGAGGATGCCGCCTGTACCTTGCTTGGCGACATTCAGGCAGAACTACAATACAACAAACGATATACCCACGACTTCGGAACCAAATACAATGCCGGGAACTGGCAGGATGGCGAGTTTGTAACCTCCGACGGCGTAGCTTTCTTTGCCCGCGGCCGTGGCCAGTCGCCGCGTGGTCTCCGTTACCGGAACCGGCGACCGGACTATATCGTTATCGACGACCTCGACGACGACGAACTATGTGAGAACGACAGCCGTGTCCGTAAACTGACCGAATGGGTGAAAGAGGCCCTTTTCGGAGCGTTCGGGGCTGAGGGCGGGCGTTTTATCATGGTGGGTAACCTTATCAGCAAATGCAGCGTATTGGCAAACATAGCCGCATCAAAAGGCGTTGAAGTGAGCCAGGTTAACGTCCTGGACAAGAACGGCAAATCGGCATGGCCGGAATACTGGACTCCTGAACGTATTCAAGAAAAGCGCGAGTTCATGGGCTACCGGGCCTTTGAAAAGGAATACATGAACAACCCGATCAAAGAAGGTTCGGTATTCCGCAAGGATTGGATTCGGTGGAAAAAGATATTGCCGCTTGACAAGTACGACGAAATTGTAGCTTACTGCGACCCCTCATTCAAAGGCTCTACAAAAAACGACTACAAGGCCATCAAGGTATGGGGTAAAGTCGGAACAGAACTGCACCATATCCGCGCTTTTGTCCGCCAATGTTCCGTTGCGGAAATGGTACGCTGGTTCTATGACTTACACGAAAGCCTGCCGGAAGGGGTTATCTGCAAATACATGATAGAGGCGAATTTCCTGCAAGATACCTTGCTTGACGATTTCGAGGAAGAAGGAAACCTTCGCGGATACCAGTTACCCATACAGGCCGACAAGCGCAAAAAACCGGACAAGTTCCAGCGTATCGAAGCGGTATCACCGCTTTGGGAACGTGGTTTTGTCTTTTATAACGAGGATTTACAGAATGATCCGGACATGCTGGCGGGTATCGAACAGACACTTTCAATCGAAAAAGGCAGCAGCACACACGATGATGGTCCCGACGCTGATGAAGGTGCAATCAATGTATTGCAGAAGCATTCAAGAATACAGAAGTTTAAACCGAGTATCGGCACACGCCGGTCTCCTAAAAATATATGGTAAGATGAAACAGTTTATTAAAGACCTTATCCTGAGTTACAGGATAAAACGTGCCATTCGCTTGGCAGAAGAACTTTCCAGAGTTAGCAAACGCCGGTATCTTGTCCTTATGGTGGCAGGCATTCCTAAAGTATATTCCAAACAGGAACTGAAAAAGATGATTACCCAAAGGAAATTCCGTAAGGGTACAACCATTCAGGATCTGGAGAAGAAAGCAATCCTTATAACCGGGTAAGCCTATGTTTTTGACCGAAGAAGATTATATCGTGGCAAGCAATACGGCACTGAACGTATTACAGCAATGTTCGGAGGAAAAACGGGAAACCGCCGAACGGATGGCCATTGAGGAAGTGTCCGGCTATCTAAGAAGCCGGTACGATGTGAAGAAGATTTTCGCCGCCTCCGGTAGCGAGCGGAATAACATTATCGTGCTCCGTACCTGCGACGTTTCCTTGTACCATCTTTCTGCGTGGCTGCCAAACAAGATGGGGCACGAAATAAGGAAAGAACGTTACGAACTTGCCTTGAAATGGTTGGAAGGCGTACAGGCGGGCAAGATAATTCCTGACCTTCCCACCGTAACCGGAGAAGATGGCGAGGAAGACGTGAACAACCCTGTCAAATGGGGTTCCGGAAGACAAAATACTTATATATGGTAGATTATGGCAAAAAGAAACAAATATAATCCAGGCATGAAGATTGGAGGATTCAACCTGGCATCGGCAAAAGACCGTCGTCGGCTTCAGTCGCTGACGGTAGAACTGAAGCTCCAGGCCGAAGCCTTGACGCAAAAGGATATGCGTTCATGGCGTCAGGCGTGGCAACAGGCTATCGACATCGAAAACCCGCGCCGGGAACGGTTGTATGATATTTACCGGGATGTGGAAGTAGATCTGCATCTTTGCGGTTGTGTGGACCAGCGTAAGGGATTCGTTCAGAAGAAAGGCTTCAAACTCGTAGATGCCAAAGGGAAACAGAACGATGATGTTACCCGGCTTTTTGAAGCGGTTTGGTTCAAGGATTTGGTCGGTTATATACTGGATTCCCGATATTGGGGACATTCGCTTATCCAGCTCGGCGATGTGGTGAGCATCGACGGGGAAATGCGTTACACGGGCGTAGAACTGGTGAACCGTAAGCACGTAATACCAGAATACGGCGTAATCATCCGGGAACAGAGCGACGAATGGAGGTTGGGTATGCCTTACCGGGAAGGACCTATGGCCGACTGGGTGGTGGAAGCCGGTAAGCCGAAGGATTTGGGCTTATACCTGAAAGCGGCAACGCAAACCATACCGAAAAAGAATATGCTTGCCTATTGGGACCAGTTCGGGGAAATATTCGGTATGCCAATCCGTATCGCCAAAACAACGGCACGAGACCCGAAAGACAGGAGTCAGATAGAGAACATGCTGGCCTCTATGGGTGCGGCCGCATGGGGCCTGTTCCCGGACGGAACCGATATTGACATCAAGGAGACGACACGGGGCGATGCCTTCAACGTCTATGACAAACGTATTGATCGGGCCAACTCGGAACTGTCAAAAGGTATCCTGAACCAGACAATGACCATCGACAACGGTAGCAGCCTCTCACAGTCGGAAGTCCATTTGGAAGTGTTCGAGAATGTGGTCGAAAAGGATGCCGACCTCGTAAAAGACATCGTAAACGACCAGCTCCTGCCACGCATGGTAAAGCACGGTTTTCCGGTAAAAGGGCTGCACTTTGAATGGGACGACAGCGTGGACTATACGCCGGAACAGCAGTTGGAATACGAAAAGATGATTGCAGACCGCTACGAGGTTGACCCGAAATATTTCATCGACAAATACGGCGTTCCCATTATTGGTAAAAAGACTGTTCCGGACACTTCCGCACAACTGGCACAACCTTTTTTCGACTGAGCCCGGATGATTATGCCGGGCTGCACAAAAGAATAGGTTTGCTATATCTGGAGGAAAACCTGCAATTATCCGACACTGACGATTACCCGGACGTGTCGGGTGTTGAATCCGCCTTCGAAAAGGCGATGAAGTGGCTGCATAGTAAACGTATCTTCGGAGCGGGCATGCTGAAAGAAAAGCCGGTCCGCCGATTGATCGAGGAAACCGCGGCTTACCTTTCAAAAGGCATTGAGCGTGGTATTATACAGGAATCGCCGTCAGAAGCTATGATCTCCAGCCTTCGGGAAAGTGCCGGTGTGTTTTCCGGATTCAAAACGTTTCACGAGATGAAAGAAGCGGCCAACCTGTTGCTGGATGGAAACGGCGATCTAAAACCGTTTGAACACTTTTCAAACGACGTTCAAAAGATTAATGACACCTATAACAAGCACTATCTAAAGACGGAATATAATTTCGCTATACAGAGTGCGGAAATGGCGGCCAAATGGGAAGAACAGCAGGATGACGGGGACGGTCGTTATTTACTCCAATACCGTACAGCGGGGGATAAGAAGGTACGCCCCGCACATCAGGAAATGAACGGTATTACGCTGCCGGCTTCTGACCCGTTCTGGGACAAATATTATCCTCCGAACGGCTTTAACTGTCGTTGTACCGTCCAAAAGGTACGCGCCGCCAAATACCCGGCAACTGACAGCAAAGAAGCCATGGAGACCGGGGACAAGGCAACCGAGGGCAAATACGCCGAAATGTTCCGCTTCAATCCGGGCAAACAGCGTGCGGCTTATCCGGCTTACAACTCGTACACAATAAAAAAGTGCGCCACCTGCAAAAAGAGCGGGTTTAAACTGGCGAAGATACCCAGTAACGAACTTTGCGCTGCTTGTCCGATTATTCATGAGTGTGCCGGGGACATCGCCAAATCACAATCGGCCATTGAGCGGAAGCACTACCTACGGGAAATGCTGCCGCTACTAAAGAAAAAGGTCCTTTTAGAGATTGACGGGATAAAGAAAAGCGTAGGATTCCGCAAAACCGGAAATGAGCATCTGTACAGCGATACGTTCGGCCGTTCCTCCGTTCTAAAGAAGGAACACCTTTCAGGTCTGGACAAGGTACTGGAAAAAGCGGTCTATGTAAAAACCTCCGACTCACTCAGTCATGACAGGAAGGATAAAATCAAACGGTTTTATTATCTAAAGTCAGAGATAGAAGGGAAAACTGTTTATTTGAATATTGCGGAAACGGATGAAAGGTCAAATAAAGGTGTCGTTTGGCATAACCGGTTTTTATATTCGATTACTGATAAAATAAAATAAAAGCACCCGTTTGCGCCGTCTTAGGTTCCAAGACCAGGTGTGGCCACAAAACGAATGCTTTTATACCGCAAATATACAACTAATAATTTAAAACCCAATCCTATGGACGGAGATTTTAAGAAAGAAGTCATTGACCGGTCGATAGAGGACATCAAAACCGAGTTTGACGAGGAATTTGACAGGAATTTCGAGCGCAGGGCTTTCTTTGACGAGAAACAGTGGCCGGAACGGAAGTTCGACGACGGGGTCGGTACCCTGATGCAGCGGCACGGCGGACTGCGCCGGAGCATCAAGAGCCGGAAACGCCGGGGCGAGCTGGTGTATTCGTCTAACTTGCCATACGCCCAGATTCATAATGAAGGCGGGGAAATTAAAGTTACCCGGAAGATGAAGGGGCATTTCTTCGGAAGGCTAAAAGAGACGCGTGGTAAATACCAGTACAAGAAGAACGGCGAACGACGCGGTAACAAGCACAACCGGGAACTGTCCGAAAAGGAACAGTTTTACCTGGCGATGGCATTGAAGAAAGTCGGCTCCGCCATCAAAATACCCGAACGCCGCTTTATCGGATCCGGACGCAATACCGACCGGATCATCCGGGAAATAACTGAACAGAACTTCGAGGAATATTTAAAGAACCATCCAATCATAAACAAATGAGAAAGATTTTATACCTGGAACTAAAGAAACGCCTGTCGCGCCTTTTAATGGCCGACAGTGGCGACATCGAGTTGGTATCGGAAGAACGTATCAAACAGATAGTAGAAGCCGGAGAAACGCCCGATTACGCAATAAAGCATTTCGGATTGTGGAACCGGCAAGTGGAGTTTATTGAAGAGGAAGCGCATTTCCCAATGCCCGCCGTATTTATTGAGTTTGGCCGTTTGGCATGGCGACACCAGAAAGCCGGGTTACAGGATGCGGACCTGACTGTCGGGCTGCACGTCCTGACGATCGCCCAGCCAGAAGGATACGACGGCGAAGAATTTCACCTGGATTTGCTCGACAAGATAAACCGCTGCCTGCACGGGTTCACTGGCGAATATTGGGGATCATTTAAGAGATCGGCGTCCATCCCTTGCCACGACCACGAGGAAATACTGGATGATACGGAGGTTTATCAAACACTTTTGTATGACGATTCGGCGGTGAAGATGCTGGTTAAACACCCGGTTCCACCTGAGTTTATCAGTCGAAAAGGCTAAGCTGTAATTCGTTTACTTTTTGCGTCACCTTGGGATTGGCCGCGGCATTGATATAGTTGTAGAAGGTCTTTTCAGTGATACCATAAATAGGGTAAATGTATCTGCGCCAAATTTCTCGGTTAGACAGTCCGGTTTTGGCGTATTCGTCGTAAATTGCATTTACCTCAACAACACGGCGTGCGTATGAACATCCCTTTAAACTCATTTACCCCAGATATTTAGATTTGATTACAAATTTATCGAATTGACACCAATGAGCAAAATAAAAGGCGGGATAGTTTTACACGTCCCGCCTTTTGATAAGATTATTCAGTTGCTCCCCCTGATTCAAGCTGTTGTAATCGTTTCAAGTGGTAAGCTACTGCTTCAAAAAATTCAAGACTCTTTTTTGCTCCTCGCTTAGAGTCCCTGCTTCGCAACCTTGGGTATTGCTCTTTAATCTTTTCTGCTGTTCCTTCCGCATCTTTGATACATTGGGGTACGCTTTGGATTAAACCTATTTGTTGTTTTATTTTCCCATTCATACAGAAGTATTATTTTTGCAAATAAAATTTAATACAATAAATATGAGTTTTGATTTCATTAAAAAGAATTGGATATTATTGGTACTCTTAGTAGCCTCGTTTACAATCACTATTATTGGAGCATTTTACAAATGCGCAATTATTACAATTATTGGTGGAGCCTTATCATTCCTTACAGCTATATTTAATGCTTATAAGTCTTATCTAACAAACAAGAACATTAAAGCAACATTAAATGATTTAGATGATCGTACAACTTGGCATGAATTTTAAATTAATATCCATTATTTAAGGCCAGAAATCCTGGCCTTAAATTTATTATACTTTCTCCACATAAATCCCAACCAATTCGACCAAATCTTGATAAACCGCCTGTTCCGAATTTCGGGTGCATTTATAAACCACTCCATTCTGCGAATAATACTTTCCGGCAAATAACTCCATATTGTTATTATATGGTATTGGGTCATCAATCGTACCAGCGTTTTCTTCATTTATTTCTTCATACAAAGCTGCAGTTTCAATACTTGGCGGCTGGTTTTCCAGTACCGGATTAATATCCTGGCGAACACGGAACAAACCCTCACCATAAGTAACACGGCTTTTCGCCTTCAGCTCTTTGCCTATAAACGACTCCCAGGACGGGTGCAGATCCTTAACCGCCAGCGCGTCATTGTTAGACAAATCTACAGAATTTATTGTCATACGGGCAAATAATACCGCTTGCTGTTCCGGAGTTGTTCCTTGTTTTGAAACGGCGTCCTTAACCTGTTGTAATGTCATACTTGTTGGGGTTGGATAACCGGTAGAATAGTCCATCACGGTTAGCACGTCAATACTGTCTGCCGCATCAATTTCATTCAAAAGCGTTAAAGTGTTATTGTTATACGCTGACAGGTATCGCGTCATATCATTTACAATAAACTGAGCCTCCTGCGATGTCACCTCAATAACGCCCTCTGACGTAACTATTGAAACATTATCACCTTCTGATGCCTGCGCCTGGCTACGCAGGAACAACAGTCCCTGCTCAGACATTTCTATTGTTTTGCCATCCAAAACAAACTTTGCGGTTGCCTCCGTACTTCCACACCAAAATGATATTATCTGCTGTACGTCGCTCAGATCCGGCTTAAACAGGAATGTTTCTTCCATATAGTTAATACCGTTTGTCTGGCCTTCATCTGTTTCCGGATTCTCCTGGACATCCCAACGGACGTTCCACTTATTCAGGTCGGCGTTGATGCACTCAAATAACGATACGCCAGCTGTTCCTTTTACTCTTTTCATTTTACTACTGTTTATTGTTAAATTTAAAGTTTTCGTTCTACTAAACATTTTCCGGCACATAAGCCGAAATATAAGTTGTTACTTCGCATGATACGATTACGCGCCCGGAACCCTTGCACTGAGGACAGGCAACGCCGTCTTTCATGCCTTTGCCCTCACACACCTTGCATGCTACGATATGCGGCGGGATTGTCCTTTCGCGTTTAGGACTTGGTTCCACACTGGCCGGCTGCGATACAGCCGGTTGTTTTGTTTGTTTTCTTTTAAATCTGTCTAAGATACTGTTCATAGTTTTTTGAGTTTTCATTGTTCTTCTTTCCATTCAATTGTTACGACTGCTTTCAGTCGCTTTTTCCCTTTACAGACAGGGCATTCCTGCTTTATATGCTCCCCGTACTCATCTAATCCCCAAAACCACCCATTACCGTGACAATAGGTACATTTGAAGCCGTCCAGTTCCATTCGCTCAACAGGCTGTTCCTTCGGGAACATGGGCGGCTGGACAAATAATATAGGTTGTTTCTTACTCATGCTTCCGTCATGCCTAAAGGAATACAAACCCATGCTCCATTCTCGTTCTTAACCTCAGCCCGGATAAACTGTTTGCTGATTGCCGGCTGGTAGCTCTCCTCAATTATCTGTACACCTTCCATAAATCGTTCGTTTCCGGATTCTTCCGCTATTTTGCGAAGCTGTACAACTCGGCTTGCTTTCAGAGTGCCTTTAGCGTCACGCGCCAACAGTCTGAGTACCATTTTAACCAAAGATTGTGTCTTTGCATCGCTTGCCAGCCCTTCAATGTATTCCTTAACGATTGCAATACCGTCTTCCACTGTATCCCTGTAGCCGTCTGTTACATACACGCCGACCGTTATACGTTTATCACCTGCCGAATTGGTAAAGGTATCGGATCGTTGCCCGTCCTTCTTCAACTTAAGCACGTCGGCCTTCATTTCTATTACATTGCGGAAATCGTCCAGTATTGACTGTTTTGTTTCCTTGATACCTTGACTTAGGCACTCCAGCGACGGAATGGCGCGTTCAATTGTTTCATCCACCAGGTCACGATAAGCCTCACGATCACGCTTAGCCTGTTCCTTTGCGTTTTTAGCCGCCTGTGCAGCCTTAAATTCTTCAAACTGCTGTTTTTCCTCAGCTGTCATTTCTACTGTCTGTTTCACTTCTTCCATGATTCTGTCAATTTAAAAGTTGATTACTATTGTTGTTTTCTTCCTCTTTTCTTCGGATAATCCGGAGCTTGATATTTACAGTTTCCAGTTCGTCAACGGTCAGTTTCCGAAATTCCTTACCCGCAATTCGTGTGTTCATGCAGTAGGCATCTACCCGGTTCCAGTCTGTTGTATCGATACCAATTTTCTGCAATTGTTTTAAAACTGCGGATCGTTTGCGTCTCAGTTCTTCCCGGTAAAGCTCACGGGCTTTCAGGTTTGAGTCCTGACGCTGCAGTTCATCACACATTGCGTCGTACTCCTTTTCAGTCATTTCCCGGAGCGATTCCGTCCGCCCACCGGTGTACTGACTTACAAGCGATGCTTTCAGCTCATCTTTATCTACCGTAGGCAAACGGTTAAGAAGGACATAAAATCGTGCGTAGTTACGTGCTTTCATTCAAAATCCTCCTCCTTTAGTCCGTATTCGACCATTAATGCGTCATGCGATAAGGCTGAAAGCCGTTCCGACAATTCAGTGAAAATAAAAGATTGATCACTGTGTGAAAATCCCTCGGATTTTTTGATTGCGTAATTCAAGATTGCTTCTATTGTCTCGTCCATAGGAATTATGATTTATGTTGTTCAACTTCTTTTATTACCACCTTGCAATGGGTGGCATTGACTATCTTGTTTGCCAGTTCCAGATTTTCTATCTCAATCACAATCAGTCCGGCCGTTTTTGCCCGCCGTACTCGGATGTCGCAAGGGTATTCGCCTTCGTTCCATAGCAGGAGCACATGGGCGGCATATTGGGGTTCCATGCCTAACTGGTAAACTTTTTTCTTGCTCA